GTACTATACAAAAGACTATAGCTAATGATTTAGGAACTCTGAATGCTAGTACTATTCATGATGAAAGACCAGCTTTCGTTGTTGGGCTTAGGACTAATGATGTTGAAACAACTGAAAATGAGACTAGTGGTTTAATGGAAACTACTCAAGATATCACTAAAATGAGATCTAGGGTAGCGACATTAAATTGGAAGAGTACTGACGCGGCTGGAACTCTTTTGATGGCAAATCAAAAGATACATCCAGCTATGAAGTATTCTACTACTAGTCCCTCTTTAGATACAGATAGTCCTAGATTATGTATGAGTAATCTGGCATTTACGAGTCAATTCTTTAGGTTACATAGGGGTTCAATAGATTTAGAAGTAGAAGTAGTGGGAAATTCAATGACTAGGGGTACTTTAGCAGTAGTGGTAACACCACCTAATGCAGCAGATATTGCAGCTGCAAATGTAATAGAAAATCTAGGAAATTATGCTGTAACAAATTTTAATTTACAATCAACTAGGAGATTAAAAGTAAATATCCCATTTAATTCTAAATATCAATGGAATAGGTGTCCAAGAATTCATCCAGGTACAGGTGGTGGGTGGAAAACTGAAGTTTATGAATTTTACGGTCATTTTAATATTATAGTAGTTAATCCTTTAAGAATAGCTTCCATTTCCTCAGTAAATAACGTTGACATTAATCTTTATATCTCCTCCCAAGACATGGAATTTTATAGTGCTATAGAGCGATCAGATTTGGCTTTTACTAACTATTGGTACAATAATAGGGAAGATCCTTTGCCAAATAAGAGTTTGGAAGTTGAGGAACAGGGTCTTTCTGATAAAGCTACTGCTTCAGTGGATATATTGGGAAGTACTGCTGGTTTGAAAGGACCATCTTTTAACCATCAAGATCATTCAGATTTGATCGCTTTGACCACTCAAAGATCTCCATATGATTCAATTCCTTTAAGGACTCAGTATACTAAAATTATCCTTCCCCTTCCTTTTGCCTATTTAAAGAAATATAGTACTTTGGATCCTGATAATAAGGCTTGTTATATAGATAGTACATTTATGGGTGCTTTGATGCAATGTTTTGCTTGGTATAAAGGTAACATCAATCTAACAATAATGAATCCCCAGGCTTCTGGCACTTCTATGACAGTTGCTTTGAGGGCTAGTTATGAGATTTTAAGTGATACTCCAAGAAACCTCTTAGTGTACGAAAGTACTTTTACTGAGTTTTCTTCGATGACAGAGTCGGATAATGCTATCATTCAAAACTTTTCATTAAATCAAACTAATACTTTTACATTTCCATGGTATAATAACAAAAATTGTCTTCCTTCCCAATTAGCTTATAATAATTTAAGCAATGGAGATGGTACTTTAGATCATCCCCCTCCTACTTATTTTCCATATTGTCAAGTGACAATGATTGTTAAAACAGATCCTTTAATTCGAAATCTTCCTTATTTAATTTTAGCTCAATCAGCTGGTCCAGGTTTTACACTTAATGATTTTATAGGGTGTCCTTCAGTTTATTATGGTAAAGATTATAATATTCCTTTCCTTTCAAGCTCTGAACAAAGATCGGGTCCTAGAGATAATATAATTCCAAATCCCAATCCAATTAAAATATGTGATAACATAAAATTTTCTCCTTGTAGGGACTTTCCTCTAAGACTTAGGATAGTAGATGATATAGATGGAGAAGAGGTCAATCAAGAACAGGGTCTTTTTGGCATAGGGGAAGAAGCAACTGATATGATTAAGCAAGTAGGTAGTAAAATAGAAGATACAGCTTCTAGAGCCAATTTAACTTTAAGTAATTTAAGTGATACAAGTACTAATTTGACAAGTGCTATTAATAATTTTGAACCTAAATTAATTAGCTTAAGTGAGAATATTTCTAATTTGGTAAATGGTGAATTATCTTCAACTTTAGAGAACGTTAACGAAACTTTGAAAGGGGTTAAAGAAAGTACTGAGAGAATATCAGAGGATTTTAGAGGTACAGCTGAGACTGCTAATAAGGCTATTGATGATCTGGGGACTAGGTTAAGTGAAATTATAGACTTGGTTAAAAGAAGAATATCACCTAAGAAAGAAAATGAAAGTTTAAGTGGGGTTGTTACTGAAGAAAAAGAAAAAGCAATAATGGCTAGTTTAATTAAATGTGGGTATCAAAAGAGTATTATTCCATTTTTAGATCAATTATTTTGTGAACTTTTTGAGGTAGCAGCTAGTTATATTCCTAAGCAAGGCTGGCAATGGGCTTGGATTTTTAGTATCTTGTCTCCTTTGACTCATAAATATTTCCCTCAAACAAATTTTAATCATAGGGTTTTATCTGAAGTTATTCACAGAGGTATGGGTAAAATAGTTGATCAAGTTATGCAAGAACAGGGTAGTTTTCAATTTGATAAAGATATTAGTGGGGGCATTTCAATTATTTTGGCTAGTATTTTTACTATTATAATGTCAGTATCACTCAAGTGGGCTAGGGGTGAAGCAATGAGAAATTTTTTGACTATTAAAGATATTTTCGCTTTTACAGGTGGTATTTTAACTTTAGGTAAGGTGTTAGATACTATGATTAC